TGTTTTCCATATAGGTCGCCCACTCAGCTGATTTGCGTTGTTGACGTATCCGACTGCAGGCAGCGTGTGTCCGTGTTGCGCGATACTTTCCGCAGATGTCGCACAGGTTTGGCAGGTCCAGTTGATTGGACGCCAGGCGAGGGCGGGTACTTGGGGATGTGATAGCCTGTGCCGCGCTGGCCTTGGGGGTTTGTACTTGCATGGTGCTTCTCCTTGGGGTTGGTCAGGCGCTGGGGAGTTGCCGCTCCCTGGCGCCTTCTTTCCGGCATTGGCCGGTGTCAACTGAGTCGGTACTGATTGCCGTCCTCGATCACGAACAAATCGACGTCGCGTTGGCGGTACAAGCCGCCGGGCCCTCCATGAATGACGTAGTCATCAAACGGCGCCTTCGCGACGCGAACTGAAAACACCTCGCCCGTCTGATGGGCGTACTCGCTGGTTTTCTTGAGTTGGGCGTAGAGCTGCTGACCGATGGGACGACAGCCAGCTGGACCGTGCGCCCCTTCGAAGCCCAGCCATGCATTGCGGGTTTCCAGATTTATGAAGCTGCCACCGTTGGGGTGGGTGGCCAGGTCATAGCCGCGGGGCTTTGCCCATTCCTCGAAGGCGAACATCAGCTCCAGGTTGGCCAATGATTGATTGCTCACGGCGCCGCTCCTTGAATGCCCAGGCGTTGCCGCGCCTGGGTGGGATGATTAATGAACCAGCGTCGTCAGCAGGTCAGGGACGGCGTAGCCGACCGCCACCAGCAGTGCCAGGGTCAAACCGCTGGCCACCAGCGTGGCTACCGCTTCGCGCCGGCTGGGGTGATAAAGCTCATCGTGGTCTTCGTTGCGCATGGTGCTTCTCCTTGGGGTCGATACCTGGGCGTTGCCGCGCCCTGGTGGGTTAGCTGGCCTTGAAGGTCCAGCACTTCACTGTGGTGCTGCGCTGATTCGCAGCGTTGTTACGGTTGTTAAAGGCCGCACGCACGGCACTGTCGACGGCGCGATTGGCGTCGATGAATGGCCGCGATCGGCTGTTGCGTAGCAGGGTGCGCAAGGTGGCGGCGTCGGCCAGCTTTTGCTTGTGCTCGGCGGCGCGCTCGCAGAAGTCGTTGAGGTTGATGGCTATCAGGTCGTCTTTCTTGCTGTGGTTGACCACGGCGTCATCACTGAGCGATTCCAGGTACTCGTACACCTCCCAGAACTCGGCCACTTCCTTCGGGTCAGCGTTCACATCGTGCTGTCGAGCGATGGCCATGCAGGTCAGCTCGCGCAGCACACCAGCGTGCTGGCGGTCGGACATCGGCACGACGACTCGCAGCGCGTCGACCAGGGCCATCAACTGGGCGTGGTTTTTGATGATCCGTTCGATGCGGATCTCGCGCATTTCGCGCAGGGCCTGCTCGTGCACCTTCACCTGAGTGCGGAACGTCTCCATAATTTTCTGCTCGGCTTTCGCCGCCATCAGCAGGAAGTGGCTGACTTCGCTGGCCTGCAGGTGGTTCAGGTTGTCGGCCGCGGCTCGGCTGTCGCTTGTGACGTCAGGTCGAACAAAGTGAAGTTTTACGATGCGAGTGAGGATTGCCTCGGATGCCGTGACCGTGGCGTTCTGGCTGAACACCAGGCTCGCCCGGAAGGGTGGGGCGTTGGTGTCGTTACCACCGTTCTTCACGCCGGTCAGGCCCAGACCGCGACCGTTGTACAGCGGCTTGAACTGGTCGAAGTCGAAGGACTTCGCTGCCCCTGTCTCGGTGTCGCTACGGTCAGCCTCAAGCATCACATTCGGCATGTTCGAGGTCTGGCTCAGCCAGCGGCGCAGGCCTGCCTTGGTCATCTTCACCGGGTCGTCACCTTCTTCGTCCGGACGACCCAGGAGCTTCCACAGGAACATCAGCAACGTGGACTTACCGGCGCCGGCCTCGCCGGTCACTTCCAGGAACGGGAATGACTGGAACTCGGCACGGATTTGCTCGGCGAACAGCGAGCCGAACCAGAAGGCGAGGGCGATCACGCCCTGGGTGTTGAAGCACGTCCACAGCCACTTGAACCATTCGTCTCGGTACCCCGAGGCATCTGGGTTGATCTCCATCTTGATGGACTTCTGGAGGGTCTTGAGGCGCAGGCCCTTGAACTCGAAGTAGTCCTCCGCGTTGGCCTTTTCCAGAATGCCGCCGCGCACGGCCAGGTCACCGAACACGTAGCAACCGTGCTCTTTGCTGTAGCCGACGTAATCGATGGTCTTCACGGTTTTCAGGCCGAACAGCTGGTTTTGCATGAGGCGATCGAGCTGGGAGCCGGTGCCGGTGAACACCGCACCCGCCGCCATGCCGAGCAGACGTTTCTTGAACTCGCTGGCCGCTGCTACCTGGCCACCGGTGAAGGTATTCAGGACACTGGGCTCGTCATGAGGGAAGTCGACGCGGAAGTAGTACCAGGACTCGTCCGTTACCTCGTTGCGTTGGAAGTACAGCGCCTGCGGGTTGCAGTTGGCGATTTCGATCACCATCCCGCTTTGGCGAAGTGCCTTGTCGCGCAATTGGCGCTCATTGAGCAACTGATTCTCATGGTCTGGCGAATCTTTCAGTTGCTGAATTGCCTTCGTCAGCTTCTCCAGATCCATCTTGAACCAGTACAGGCGGTTCTCGAACGAGAAGTGAAACTCGTAGCGCTCACGCCATTCGTACATCAACACACCTTTCTCCGCTGCAGACTCTGCCAGCAGCAGGCTGCCGTGGTAGCGCGCTTCGCGGATATCGCGCTCGACCTGGTCCAGTCGTTTAACGGAATCGTCGATGAACGCCCAGCGTTGATGCAGATCGTTCCAGTCGACCTTACGGCCACGCTGCGGAATCTGCGCAGCTTCGCAGCTGTAGCCGAGTTCGCGTGCCATGGCCGCATGCTTGCGGGTGAAACGATGGGCGCCGGGCTCGTTGTCCAGCCCCCACACTAGCGTGGGCAGCTTTTTCCCTGCATCGGTGCGTTGCTTGGCCAGTGCCTTGAGCGATTCAAAAGGGAATGCCCCGGAGCTCATCGCCGCAACCGCATCAAGGCCGTTGTGCAGCAAAGCAATGACATCAAAGATGCCCTCAACGATCCACAGCTCCTGGACTTCCTGGAGATCAATGGACGGCGGGCACCACCAGTAGCCTTTAGGGGATTGGCCCGGAGCGAATCGGGCTTTCTTCTTGCCGAACCGGTGCGGCTGGTCAATCAGTCGCTCCCAGAACCCGCCTTTCTCCAGGGCAAACCGCACTGTTGCGCTGCCGATGTTCAGCTCGCGGTCCCAGTAGTTCTCCTGGGTGTACCAGCCCTTGACCAACCCCAGGTCGAAGCCGCGGGCGAACTGCAGGTAGGCGTCAGCAGAGGCACGGGGGGCTTCCTGCGTGCTCGGGTAGCGCTTGCTGTAATCGTCGAACAAGTCGTCGAACAGCTCTTTGACATGCCACTGCTCGCCGCACTTGCTCTCGCGGCCGCACTTGATGAACCAGGGCTCGTCCTCCCGTGAGTACAGTTCCTTCTTGCCGCAGCTCGGGCAGGTACCTTTGCGCAGGTACTTCGTGCCTGCCATAGGTTTCAGCCCGTACTGCTCCTGCAGGCGTCGCAGAACTTCGCTGCGCACCTTCTGCTCCATTGGTTTCAAGCTCACTTGGCACGCTCCGTTGCACAGGCGTCGAGCTGTTTCTTCAGCTCGCTGCGAGTACGGCAGATGCCGGCAAGATGGGGCAGGTCCAGCATTACCTTGGGGGCGCGCTGGCCGCTGGGTACATACCGGTAGCGGTCGGAGTACCAGACCTCGGCCATGGTGGTGTCGTATTGGCTGTTGAGCCACTGCAGGTATTGCTTCGCCTGCTGCTCATCGAGCTTGAGTTGAATGGTGATATTGCTCATTTCGGCCACCAATGGAATGCAGTTTCCCCTTACCCACGCGGAACGGGGCATCGGGAAGGGGTTAGTTCGGAATTACTTCGAGGTGTTGCGGTGTTGCTGCAGGCGCCGAGGTAGGTAGCGCGCCGGCACCTGGTACCGTTCTTGGGTGGTGGTATCCAGCAGGATCAGTCGTGCCCGGAAGATCCCGCTGGTGGGGCACACACCCAGGAGCCGCAAGCGCCCAGTGGTTTTGCTTTCGAACTCGGCAACAGCCAGCTCTGCAATGCGCTGCACCAGGTGATCGGGAACCTCAAGCGACTGGCACAGGAACTGAGTGCAGTTCTCGAGAACCTGATGGTCGCCGGCGAGGTGTAGGCCCTCCCGGCGGAACAGGAAGGCCACGGCTGCCTGCTGCATCGCAGCGCGGTAGTCGGTTTCAGGATTCAAGGTCAGGGCTACGGCGTTCATGCGGTGGCTACCTCCATGTCCAGTTGGTCCAGCAAATCGGGAAGATCGTCTGCGGACTTCATCGCCTGACGACGCATCACCACAGGGGCGACCGGCAACCGCACCGCCGGGTTGGCCATGCCGCTCGGGCTCATTTCGTGGGTCATTTCGAACTGGGCTCGCACCGACCAGCCGCAGGCTTCATTGGTGCATTGCAGGTAGGCCACCCGAAGGAAGATATGCGTGCCTTCGCTGGTACGGATGCGCATGCGCTGGCTGCAATGAGGGCAAACGAGCTTGTAGGTGCTCACTGTTCACCCCCTTCACTGTGAAGTTGGATAGTGGCCATCACCTCGGCGTGGCGGGCGGCCTGGTATCGGCTGTGGGCTTGAAGAATGGCCTTGGCCTCGTCTTCTTCTATGACGCCATCGGCAAGGGCCTTTTCGATGATCTGGTCGACCACGCCACGTTTGGCGGCGGTGTTCACCGTGCGGGTGTATAGCTCGACGTTATCCAGGGCTTCAGGCGCAACCAGCGGCACGTACATACCGCCGTAAACGCTGGCAATGAACTCCGGAAGAAACGTAGTGCCGGCATCGCGCTCCAGCAGGTGGA